GTACCTCCAATACCACCGTAGGAAGCTATGGACGCACGACCTGAGATAACATCCATTATCCTACCACTGTCTAGGCCGTGTGCGTGGCTATCGGCGCTGCTGCCAGAGTATGTAACCCAATACCCATTAGTTTCTCCTACTATTTCACATTGATACGTCTTAGCATAATCAATCTTTTTCATGTAGAACATACCCTCGTAAGGGCGTGGGTTACTAGGTGTGCTTGTATCTTTAGTAACGACCTTGTTCTTATTAACAAAGAACGTATAATCAGCAACTGATGTAGAAGCTATGTCATCTTTTTTAATAGAGTGTAGGTAGGCAGTGCTGTCGGAGTTGCTTGTAATAAGAGCACCGCTTGAGTTCCAACTAGCTACGCCAGACTCATAACGAAGACTGCCGTTGATGTCATACACACGCATCTTACCTGTTGGGGGATCATAGATAACAGTGAACTGTTCGGTGTCACTTCTCTTATATGTATGGAAGAAAGACCTGTTGAGTTCGGTGGTAGTTAAAGTGGAACCTGTAGGGGAACCTTTACGTAGTGTGTTAGTGTATTCAGTAGGCGGGCGTTTCGATAGGCCGCTAACGACGTCCGATAAACCGTTGATCTGTTCTTCAGCCTGAGAAGCCAAGCGAAGAGTAGGGGGCTGTTGTGACACCCCATTGATTAGGTTAGGGATGTTCGTACTGATTAAACTCATTAGAATACCTTTGAAGTAATACTCCGGTTCAGCACACGGTACGTGCTACTGTCATCGAAGATGTTAAAATCATTTACTTCAGATTCAGAGTGGAGCAGGTCAAGCCATGCTGTATTCTCATCATCTGCTGTAAGGCTTGATAGGAGATCACTACCAACAACACGCTCTTGGAAAACACGTGAGGCTCGGATAGTGATAAATCGCCTAGCTGCTTCAGGAAGTTCGTCGAAGTCTAGGAGGACGATCATGTCAACTATGACAGTCTCGTTAATAGTGTATGTGTGGTTTATTTTGTCATAGAGTTTCTGACCGCGTTGTATGTAGTCAAAGCCAGCGTTTCTATGTTTGCTCACAGTGGTGGACAAATCTGCTCTTACACAATTTGCGGGCAGGTTGAGATGTCCATTCGAGTCAGGGGATAGAGTGTAACCCACTTCCTCATTAAAAGACCACCCAGTAGTTTGAGTACTTCGGGTGATGTTGTCTAAAATCGTTTCTGCTGTCTCGGCGTCAATAAGGCCTGAGGACAGAGAGTTAACAAAAGCCTCTCCAATGGTCGAGAGCATAACATTGACTGCTTCAAGTTTCGTAGATAAATTCATTTTAAATGCTCCAAACGCAAAAAAAGCCCCCACCTTCCTCGGTTAGGAGAAAAGCAGGGGCTCAGGTTTTAGCTAAACAACACTATTATGGAGTGTTAGTAGTAGCAGTTAGTTTGATTGCACACGCAGGACGTAGGATGTTGTGGCCCATTGCGTACTTAGATACCATCAATGTTCCTTGACGGTCGATCTGGTATTCAGACTCAACGCCTAGGTCTAACAACTTAACAGTTGCAGCAGCGTCTTGGGTGAAGATAAGACCTTCAAGATCACTAAAGTCACCTTTGTAGTCGCCGTTCACAGCTGAAGTAGGAGTCAAAGAAGAGCTGGACTCGTCAGTAGTAGGTACGTGGTTAGACATAAGAATCTTAACACCACCGATTACTGGGACTTGACCAGAAGCCATGCTACCAGAACCACCAACGTCACGGTTCATGTAAGCCAGCTGGTTAACGTCTTGGCTACCGAACAGCTTGTAGTAGTTAGCAGGAGGAAGTACACATACTTTCTCACCAGTAACATCTTTGCTGTCGAATTCTTCAAGAGCAGCGTAGATAGAGTTAGCGATGTCAGAACCAGTTGCGGTTACACCGTTAACACCAACAGCTACGTTGTTAGTGAAAACTTCATCAGTTAAACGCTGTGCAGCAGGAAGACCAGCAGAGCTAGTGATACCAGCAGAGGTAGCGATGATCTTCAAGATGTTACGGTCAGCTGCGTTAGCTAGAGCGTGGCCCATCTCTTTAGAGTAGATGCTACGAACGTCATAGTGGTTCATTGCTTCATCAATGTTGGCGATGAATGATTTAGAGATTAACAGGTCATCAACAGTTACGATGCGCTCTGCGTGGTTCAGGGTGTCAGCTTCGATTAACTGCCCCGGAGTGTGATAAGAAGCAGAAGCAACGCCCGTCATTGGGAAGGAAGCGCTCTTGCCGTTAGAGATGGTGCGTACACGGTGTAAGCCCATCGCGATGTTCTTTTCTTCAAACGCAGTAAGTACTTCACCAGCGAATAGTTTAAGGAATAACGCGCGAGCGTCTCCAGCTTGGTTCTGTGCGCCTAAACGTGATACATTTTGATCAGTAGGAAATGCCATTTTATTTTACCTTTTAAATTTAAGTTAAGTTTAGTGTTGATTGATTGATTGATTGCTTCCTCAGTCAAACACTTCACCTTTCCCGTAAGATTGTCCCGCCGCAGCAGGGTCAAAGGTAGTTAGTTCATGTTCTCTTGTTGATAGCAAAAAACCCAACCCCCCGAAGAGGGTGGGAAAAGAGACTATAAGATATCGCTTCGAGATAGCTTTTCAGCCACCTGTTGCCGGTAGCCCGCATCAGTAGTGTACCGAGGGTCACGCATAGCTGCTGACATTTCTGCCACACTGCCGTACGCGCCACCCGCTGTGTTTTGACTAGCTCCACCTTGGAGGAGGTTAGGTGTGCTTCCTTCAGCGGTTTGGTAACGGGTCTGTAAACCAGCTACTGCAAGTTTAACCATATCTAAATCTCTCGAACCTACAGCTCTATCAAAGGCAGAGGCCTCACTTTCGTTGAGGTTATCTCCAGCCCAGTTGATTAGCTCACTGTAGCTCTCTTGCCCGCCTGCTACATCGTAGACAGCGGATTCATAATCGGCGACGAGGGCTTCTTGACCCTTGACCCAACTATCGACCAACGAACGAGGGAAGCCAGCTTCTTCTAGCTCTGCTAGAGATTGCTCACTCATGCCCCCTTCGGCGTCGTACTCTTCTTGAAACTTATTGAACTCTAAGCCTTTGGACTCTAGGAGTTCGTTAACTTCGTTAGGAGTTGTATCTACTGGTTGGTCACTATCCTTTTCGGCGGTGTCCTGTTCATCAGTAGTGATAGATTCTTCAGTAGGTTCGGTTGAACCCATCTTGGACTCTAAACTTTTATAGGCTTCAGCCATTTGCTCAACAGACGAGAACTTCTCAGGCAACCAATCTGGCCGCTCGTTGAGGTTACTCTCCATGTTGTCAACTTTCTCAAGCATTGCTTTATCATGTTCTGTAGTACCTGCTGCTACCTCTTCTTGGGTTGCTTCAACAGATCCTGTGTTAATTGTATCAGTCATATAGTCTCACCTTAGTTATTCCGGTTCTTGTCCAGAGTAGTCCATAGCACCTTTAGCAACAGCGGGTATAGCACCTTTAGCCATGTCAGCCATTTGCTGTTGTTCCATCATTGCTTCCTGTTCTTCTTGAGCTTCTTGCTGTTCACCAGCGAGTTGTTCCTCAGACTTGATTAAGCCTTGAGTATCAATACCCAAAGAAGCACCTAAGCGGTCGATGTAATCACCTACGTTAAGATACTGCTGAATAACCTCAGGGCCAAGCGGCGCGAGATATTCTAGTAGGGATGCTAACTTGCTTAAGTCTTGCCCTCGTCCCAGTGCTTCTAAGCCGGTTACAATCTGGGGCTTGATAGCGTCATCTGGGAACTTAGGCATCTTGCCTTCCTTCTGCATCAGGTGGAGCAGAATGTTAACAAGTGGTAGCTGGAACTCTTGAGAAAGAGTGCTGTATATACCACCCAGTGCTGTCTCTAGCTCTTGCGCCATGTAGCGAATCTCTTCTGCGGTAACACGGTCGGCGTTACGTTGAATAGAGCTGTTGAGTAGAAACGCACCAGATAGTCGCTCAGTGATTTGGCCTATCGTTTCCTGAGCTACCCTGAAGTCGTTGAACTTCTCCAGTTGTAAAGTTGATACATCATTTGCATCGCCTGTGACGATACCACCGTTAGGCGCATTCGCTAAGACATTAGCTCGTGTAGTCCCGTTAGGACGTACCATGAACAACACCTTAGCCGCCGCAGCGGAACCTTCGACAATAGCTTTCGTTAATGCTTCAAGTGATTTAATATCACCGATGTATTCTTCAACAAAACCTCGGCCATAGTCTTCGCCATCTACCGAGATAAACCGGAGAGCCATCCAAGGACAGCGAGCGATAGGGTAGGAGCCTCGAGATTTTGGTATTTCAATTCCTTTAACTTCTTGGTGAACAATATACTTCTTACCTTCACGTTGAACGCAAGTGTATAAGTCTACTTCAGTTTCAGGTGTAACTTTATTATAATCTGGTTGTTCCATCAACACCTGACGAACATTGTCGGGAAGAGCTTCAAAGGAAACTTCTTCTTTCACAATGACTTTCAACAGGTTGCCCATGGTGTCACGTTTACAGACATACCGATCTAAGCGGTAGATTTTCATTCCACCATCTTTGGGTAAGTAAGTAAGGACGTTACCAGATACTATTAATTGTTTAATTGCTTCGTGTGCAGGGACACGTACTGCTTTTGCTTCGATTATCTGTGCAGCGGAACGCTCAATACGAGCCAAGGCTTCTTCAGCTTGTCCACGTGCATCTTCACCTGCCAGTTCTTGGAGGTCAAAGTCGTCTATAGTTAATCGAAAGAATGGAGCATTAGGGGGTAACAAAGTCATTAACAGTTTAGAGGCTAAGTTGTTTACGCCTCGAGCCGCTACCGAACTGAATGGTGTATCATAAACAGTCGATGAAGAATGACCTTGGGGCGGCATTAGCATAGGTATAGTTAATGACGCTGCATCCCTAGCTCTCTGAAGATACACGTCTCTGTTACGAGCCATGTCTTCATACTGCTTCGCAGCAGACTGATCGCCAGTTGGTAGGTTCATGTTTAATCCTTAGTAATCTTTTGATATTTGAAGAGATGATATATTCTTCACCTTGGGTTTCTTAGGCGTCTGGGGTGTGACTTTATCGGGTATGCCCATGTCTCGTGGAGGCAAGGAGTCAGGTCGCATAGAACTATCATACTTCTTTTTGACGTACCTAGCGCCAAACCCTCCAACCATGTTTTTTGCAGCTCCTTTCATACACATAATATTATCCTACGTTAGGGGTTGATGGAGCCTGACTAGCAACAGAGCCTATCTGTAAACCAGACTTACCTCTTCG